TAGAAGCCTTATTTTTATGCCCGGAATGGCGTGAAACTACCAGAAAGGAGAAAGACATGACACAGGAACAGTTTGAGGCTCTGGGTATTGAAAAGAGCCTTGCAAAAAAAGCAGCAGATGAATCCAAGAAAGAACTGGAAGGATATGTTGCCAAAGAAACCTATGACACAACCGAACAGCAGCGAAAGCAGCTGGAAACAACAGTGAATGATTATAAAACCCAGTTGGATACTTTAAAGACATCAGCAGGGGATAATGAAGCACTGAAACAGCAGATTGCAGATCTTCAGGAACAGAACCGCCAGAAAGACACAGAACACCAGAATGAGCTGAAGGCTCTTAAGCTTACCAATGCGATTAAAATGGCTATTTCTTCTACTGCACAGGATAGCGATCTGGTTGCCGGCCTGGTGGATCGTAATAAGCTGATTCTTGGGGAAGATGGAAAAGTGACCGGGCTGGAAGAACAGGTGAAAGCTTTAAAAGAAAGCAAACCATTCCTGTTTAAACAGGAACAGCAGACAGGAAAGGGAAAGAAAGGATTCTTCCCGCTGGGAGCGCCAAAAGCTGAGCCAGGAGGCGAAGAAGGCCATGTGTCAATGAAGGAAGCGATTGCGGCAAAATTGAACTTGGGTTCAGAAGGGAAAGGTGAATAATTATGGCAATTACATTAGAAGAAGCTAAGAAAAACGTCCAGGATGATCTGCAGATGGGCGTTATTGATGAATTTCAGAAATCAAATTATATCTTGGAACACATTCCATTTGACGATGCAGTATCTCCTACCGGTGGAGGGGCTACACCAAGCTACAGCTACACACGATTGAAAACACAGCCGACAGCTGCATTTCGTGAGATCAATAAAGAATATGCACCATCTGAGGTAACCAAGGAACGCCACACGGTTGAAATCAAAGTGTTTGGTGGAGCTTATGAGATTGACCGAGTTATTGCGAATATGGGCGGTATCGTAAGCGAAGTGGAGCTGCAGCAGGCACAGAAGATCAAAGCAGCTCAGGCACTTTTCAATGATACCTTTATCAATGGTGATACAGGGGTTGATTCCAAATGCTTTGACGGACTGGATAAGGCACTTACAGGAAGCTCTACGGAATACAATGCAGATGGAGTGATCGATCTGTCCACTTCCGAGCTGGTTACCAAAAACTATCAGTACTTCCTGGATATGCTGGATGAGTTCCTTGGCGGTCTGGATGGTACTCCCACATTCATTGGAGGAAACAACAAACTGATTTCTAAACTGAGAGCTTGCGCGAGACGTGCCAGCATGTATCAGGTAACAAAGGATAACTGGGGAAATCAGGTAGAGAGCTATGGCGGCATTCCTTTTGTTGACCTGAAGACCAAACCGGGTACGAATGATGAAGTAGTACCGATTGAATCCTCAGATGGAAAAACATCCCTGTATGTTGCCAGACTTGCAATGGATGGACTCCATGCAGTGTCTTTCGCAGGAGTAGCACCTGTACAGACCTGGCTCCCGGACTTTTCAACTGCTGGAGCAGTGAAGAAAGGTGAGGTTGAAATGAACGCAGCTATTGCACTGAAGACTTCCAAGGCGGCAGGTGTATTCAGGGGAATCAAAGTAAAATAGGAGGCGAAGAATGAAGATCAAAAGTCCAAATAAAGATTACACAGGTGTTTCCGCTTCTGTTCCTTTCTGTAACGGCGTAGGAGAAACAGAAGATCCTTATCTGATCCAGTGGTTCAAAGACCATGGATACGAGGTAGAAGAAACTCCGGAGAAAGCTTCTAAAGAAGCAGTAGAGAAAGAGGAAAAGCCTGCAAAAGAAAAGAACACTTCGAAATGAGGTGAGCGGTTATGAGCTACGAACCATATGCAACCCCAGAATACTATACGGATACTTACGGCGGAACCCTGATTTTAGAAAATGACATTGAGAGAGCTCTGCAGATTGCGTCTCGGCACATTGATTCCCTGACCTACAACCGGATTGTAGGTCGGGGATTTTCCAGCCTGACACAGTTTCAGCGGGATATCATTCAGGATGTTGTCTGCCAGCAGGCAGACTTTGAAACCGAGAATGCGGACGAGATCAATTCTATACTTTCAAGCTACAGCATCAATGGTGTATCCGCCCAGTTTGGCAGCAGCTGGAACGTATTCACAGACAAAGGTGTGGCGATGAAAAGAGATCTGTATGCACTGTTGTGTCAGACAGGGCTGTGCTGCAGATTAGCGAGGTGAGCTATGAAATATCCATGTTTAGTACCCAAAAGGCTTTGCAGGACGGATATCAGCTTAGTGATGGAGCAGGAAGGACGGAATAAATATGGGGAACCTCTTCCATGTTTTGAATATTCCGGGAAATGCAATTACCAGGACAAAGCAAAGACGATCTTCACAGCTGACAAGAAAATGGTTCAGATTACCGGATCCGTATTATTCCCGGGAGATATCTGCCCAGAGCTTCCGGTAATATCTGGCGGTACAGCAACCATATTTGGTGTCAAGAGAAAGATCCAGGAAGCCAGGAAAGCCAGAAATCCGGACGGTACCATAAATTACACGGAGGTGCTTCTGATATGATCAAGGTCAATTCGACTGTTAAACTTAACTTTCCGAAGATCAATCAGCTGACACGGGCACAGGTGGCAGCCCTGGAGCAGACTGCAGAAGATTTACATACAGAAGTTGAGCAGGCACAGGTGTTTCCAAGAGATACCGGTGCTTTGCAGAATGAGAGTACTTTTGTAGATACCTCTGAAAGCAGTCACGGAAAAGTAAGTATCATATCCAGTACACCATATGCAAGACGCCTGTATTTCCATCCAGAATTTCATTTTAAGAAGGATAAAAACCCGAATGCAAAAGGCAAATGGTATGAAGACTGGCTTCCAGGTGGGAAAAATGCTGACCTTGCAGTGGAAGCATTCAAAGAAAACTACAGGAGGCTGGCTGGTTTATGACGTTATCGGATATCAGAGATTATATTGAGACACTCACACAGGGGGCTGTGTATATTGGTCCAATTCCGGATAAACCGGAAAAAATAGTTGGGGTTTATAACAGTAAACACCAGCACGAATACAAGGTGGCAATCGGAGGCCCTCAGCTGGAATCCTATGGCACGAAATACGTCACTTTACTAGTACACTGGAATAAATCCCAGCGCGAGACCGAAAAAGCCGGAAAAGCCTTATTTGAAGCTGTCAGAGCCACCAGAAATGCAACTGTAAACCATGAAACTATTAAATTTGTCCTGCCAGTCTATGATCTTCAGGATATAGGCGTAGATGATTCCGGTATCTATGAGATGGTTATAGAACTGGCTGTGATTTTTGAAAAGAAAGGAAATAAGGATGAAGAATAAAATTGTGATGAACCTTCAGCTGTTCGCAGGTTCCAAGTCTGGCGTATATCCATGCTACGAGAACCAGTTCCAGATAGACACAGCATCAGGCGGCACTGCTTCACTGAAAAATATTGCAGACTGTGTAACCTTTTCCGTATCTTTTGACAATGGAGTGGAAGAGTGGAACCCATTTGACACAGAAGGATGGACCAGACGTTTAATGACATCCAAGAGTATTACAATTTCAGTAACTGCAAAACGTAATGTCGGGGATGCCGGAAATGATTTTGTTGCAGGACTGGCATGGAAGAACGGAAGAAATGCGGAAGCTGATACGCAGTGGACTTTCCCGGATGGTACTGTTGTGAAGTTTACAAAATCAGTTATCAATGTGAAGAATGTTGGATCCGGAGATTCCACAGCTGTAGCACCTCTTGAATTCGATATCATGAGCAATGGAAAACCGGAGATTACACCAGCCGCATAGTAAATACGGCTTTTAGCAAGAAAAAGGAGAAAACAAATGGCAAAATGTATTGATATTACAGAGAAATTAAGCTTTGATAAAAATCCTGCCCTGATTATCAAGGGCAGAAAATTCATAGTAAATGCAGATGCGGGCACTATGCTTGAAATCATGGGATTGTTTAAAGAAGGCTCTTCTGATACAGAAACGACAGTTGCGGCCTATGAAAAACTGTTCAGCGAAAAAGACCGTAATGAGATTAAAAAAATGCGTCTGCCATTCAAAGATCTTATGATCGTTATCCAGACCGCAATGGAACTGATCCAGGGAGAAGAAGACCAGGGAGAGCAGTAACCCGTACTATGATCTGATAGATGATTTTGATCTGATCGTATCATCGTTTCAATCACAGTACGGGTTACGTCTTTCTAAGGAAATTCCAGCAGGGATGCCCTGGGACGAGTTTTCGGATCTTCTATCCGGAATAGGCCCGGATACAGCCCTTGGCAGGATCGTAGCAATCCGAGCAGAAGAGGATGAAGAAATCTTGAAGCATTTCACCCCGGAACAGCGCCGGATCCGCCGCGAATGGAGAAATAAACAAGCTATGAAGGTTTCAGAGGAAGACAGAGATAAATTCCTGGAGGTCATGAAACAGGCATTTATTGATATGGCAGGAGGAGCGAATGGATAAAAACAAGGTAAAATGCCCCTTCTGCGGACACGAACAGAAGATACAGTACACCCCGGATGCCAAATGCCGGGGTGTTTTCATCCGGTGCCAAGGGCGCCATTGTAAAAAAGAATTTGAAATAAAGATTAACCAGGACAAGTAGTGCCATGTGTCGATGTCCTCATGATAGAGGCAGGTGGCATATATGGCAACAAGTATCGCTGGAATTTCATTTGATTTATCATTTGATGGTAGCAAAATGCTTGCAAGCATCAATGATTCTTGCAAAAAAGTAAAAGATAGATTTAATCAGAGCTTTTCACAGGCTGCAAAGAAATCAACAGAAGCGATCAAAATTGGGAACACGGAAATTGACAAAATTCTCAGCCAAACGGAGCGTTCTGCTAAGTCTAAGGCTGCAGCTATTGCATCTGTTTATAAAAAAGAAGGTGAGTCTGCCAGTGAGGCGTTTCGAAAAGCTTGGCTCTTAATTGAAAGAGATAGCGAAAGCGGTTCGGGAGAAGTAAAGAAACACATAAAGGGAATTGGAAGCCAATTCAAAAAAACATCTTCTGAAATTGAGGATGATGCTTCATCATTAAAGACTCGGGTAAGTGGGATAGGAACGTTCACAAGAAAACTAGGGAGCTTGTTAGTTGGTGCATTTGCAGTTAAGAAGCTAACTGATTTTGGAAAGTCATGCCTGGAGCTTGGCTCAGATCTGGCAGAGGTTCAGAACGTTGTAGACGTTACATTTCCGAACATGACTGCACAGGTTGATAAATTTGCCAAGAGTGCAGCCCAGAGCTTTGGACTTTCTGAGACCATGGCAAAGCAGTTCACTGGTACCTTCGGGGCAATGGCGAAAGCCTTTGGATTTTCCGAGGAACAGGCTTATGACATGGGGGCCAGTCTTACTAAGCTGGCAGGTGATGTAGCGTCTTTCTATAATCTGTCACAGGATGAAGCTTACACCAAGCTGAAATCCGTTTTCACAGGCGAAACGGAATCTTTGAAAGATCTTGGCGTAGTCATGACTCAGACTGCCCTTGACAGTTATGCGCTGGCAAACGGTTTCGGGAAGACAACGGCAAAAATGTCAGAAGCTGAAAAGGTTGCGCTAAGGTATTCCTTCGTACAAAACCAGCTGGCAGCAGCCCAGGGGGATTTTGCGAGGACCTCAGGATCCTGGGCAAACCAGGTAAGGATCCTTACTCTGCAGTTTGATTCCCTAAAGGCTACGATTGGCCAGGGACTGATAAATCTTTTCACTCCGGTTGTCAGAGTGATCAACACGGTAATTGGAAAGCTGATCACTCTGGCAAACGCCTTTAAATCGTTTACAGAGCTGATTACCGGTCAGAAATCCAGCAACAGTGCTTCTGGACAGATTTCAGCTATTGGAAGTGCGGCAGCAGGCGCAAGTGCAGGAATGGACGATGCAGCCAGTTCAGCAGATAATCTTTCCAGTGCTAATAATGGCGTTGCCAAATCCGCCAAGAAAGCAGCTGAGAAAATGCGCACCCTCATGGGCTTCGACCAGATTAATAAGCTGGACAGCCAGACAGACACCGACAGTTCAACTCCATCCACCGGAAGCGGAACAGGAGTCAGTGGAACTGGTGTTGATTTCGGAAATTTGACACAAGGTGAGACTGTAATTGATAAGACAGATAAGAAAATGTCTGCCTTATTAAAACGAAGTAAAGAATTGGCTGCAATATTCAAAAAAGGGTTCAAAATAGGGTTTGGAGATTCCCAAAAAAGAATAAATACCATTACTGCAGGAATTAAAGATATTGGAAAAAATCTGAAAGAGATTTTTACAGACACTTCCGTAATAACTGCGGCAGATGGATGCGCCAATGCCATTGCGCTTTCCTTTGGGAAAATCAATGGGGCAATGACAAGTGTTGGGTTGACAATCGGGGCAAACCTGATAGGGGGATTTGCTCAATACCTTGCTAAAAACAGTTCTTATATACGTGAAAAATTAGTTTCTCTTTTTAATATTACTTCAGACATTGCGCTGCTTACAGGAGATTTTTGGACAGCTTTTGCAGACATATTTTCTATCTTTGCAGGACCAGAAGGACAGGGAATTACTGCAGATATTATTGGAATATTTGCAGATGGATTCCTGGGAGCGATAAATGTTGGGGCTCAGTTTATAAAGGATATTGAAACTATTGTAGTCACTCCCGTTGTGGAAAATACACAGAAGATTAAAGAGACAATCGAAGGGCTTCTTGTACCAATCCAAATTGTTCTTGATACCTTGCACCAGTCGGTTGTTGATACATTCTCCAAGATATCAGAAGTGTACGCTACCTATGTCAGTCCATTTATAACTTCGGTAGCTGAGGGGATTTCCAGTATCTTAGGAATTTTCCTGGATGGATGGAACACATATATTTCTCCTGTACTGGATTATCTGGCAGAGAAATTTTCGCTAGTATGGCAGGAACACATTCAGCCAGCATTGGATGGAATTATTATTCTGGTTGGAAAAGTATTTGAAAATCTTCAGACACTCTGGGAAACGCTGCTTCAGCCATTGATTGAATGGGTAATCGAAAACATCATGCCGGTTATCGGTCCAATATTACAAGGGGTAGGCGATTTATTTCTGAATTTACTTGCGGTAGCGGGAGATGTGATAAGCGGAATAACAAAAGTATTAGGTGGATTTATTGATTTCTGTACGGGAGCTTTTTCCGGTGACTTTTCAAAATGTTTCCAGGGATTAAATGAAATTCTGGATGGCTTTAAGCAGATTGCAAGTTCCGTTTTTAAGTTTTTACAGGATAATGTATTTAAGCCATTAGACGATTTTATTGAAAATGTATTTGCAACAGACTGGTCAAAACATTTTGGAGTCTTGGGAGGCGTGCTAAACGGATTTTTTAAAAGCGGACAGGATACTATCAGAGATATCCGTAAAGTTTTTGAGGGATTCAACGAATTTATCTCTGGTGTGTTTTCTGGGGACTGGGAAAAAGCCTGGAATGGAATCAATGATATTTTTGTTGGTGTGTTTAATGGCTTAGCAGATATTGCCAAAACACCCATCAATGCTATTATTGGTGGATTTAACAGTGTTTTGGGACTTGTAAATGGCCTTATTAACAAAGTGAATAATATTCGTTTTAAAATCACAGTCCCGGATTGGATTCCCGGAATTGGAGGTTCCTGGTGGGGTTTTAATGGATTTAATATTCCAACTATAGGAACAATTCCAATGCTTGCTAACGGTGGTTTTGTAAAAGCCAACACGCCTCAGCTTGCGATGATTGGTGATAATCGGCACCAAGGGGAGATTGTTTCTCCAGAGGACAAGCTTCAGGAGATGGCGTTAAAGGCAGCTTCCATGGCAGGTGGAAATATTTCCCGGGAAGAATTGGAAAGCATTATTAACCGTGCGGTTATGAGGATTGTAGCGGCACTTTCTGAGCTAGGTTTCTATATGGATTCCAATCAGGTTGCAACGGCTGTCAGAAATGCGCAGGCAGCAAACGACACCAGATATAATACGGTGGAGGTGAGATAAATGGCTGATGTTTTTACTGATGGTTCCAGCAAAAAGAAAATCCTGTGGTCCGGGAGCGTAGTACTCCCGGCTCCTGTGTCGTTAAGCGTGAACGACGAACTGATCTGGACATCTGATACAGGACGAACTCTTTCAGGACGTATGGTTGGAGATGTAATTGCTGAAAAGAAAAATTTATCAATCAAGTGGGGATTTCTTACAGAAGGATCTGTAAAACTGATAAAGAACACGCTTGTTGCCGGATATTTCCCTTTTTCTTTCCATGATTGCGGTGTAGACATCACGATAGAATCATATCGGGGAACACTGAGTAAGGAACACCTGGGAGACATTGGAGACGGGGAATATTGGTATAAGTCGGTATCTGTAGATATTATTCAGAGGTAGCAGAATGATTAACGCATCAAATGTCTATAAAGAGGCAATCAAGAAAAATAGAATATTACATCATAGAGTAGAAATTCAGTTTCAGGATGGCAGTTCCAAAACGGTAGAGGATATGGAACTGCTTTTATTTCAGATTTTGGATAATACGTCTGGGCAGAACAGCTTTGACCTTGGCTCCGCCATTGCCAAGCAATTGAATATAAAACTGAGTAATATCGATGGCAAATTTACTGGCGTGGATTTTGACGGAGCTACGATAAAAGCAATTATAGGCTTAGAACTCCCGGATGGGACAACAGAGTGGCTGGATAGGGGAATTTATACTGCGGAACCTGGTGAAGACACTGGATCTGTTATAGCCGTAAAAGCATATGACAATATGATTAGATTTGACAAGCCATATTCGTTGAGTAAATTGTCTTATCCGGCTACCTTGGGACAAATCGTACAAGATGCTTGCAGCTGCTGTGGGGTGCGCCTGTCAGGAGATTCGGCTAATTTTGATAATAGTGGGTATGTTGTTAACAGAAGGCCGAATGAGGACAGTCTGAATTTTAGAGACATTTTATGCTTTGTTGGACAGATTGCATGTAAATTCAGCAGAATCAATGCGGATGGAACTTTGTCCCTCAGATGGTACGATACAGACCTGTTGGAAGCTTCCTGGATAAAGGAAGGAATAATAGTAGTTCCAGGAAATAGCAATAAGATCGATGTTGACAATAGCAGGCTTATCCAGATAACAGAATGGAAAAATGGCAGCCTATTGTCAACAGATGACGTTGTGATTACCGGAATAAAAGTAAACGAGGAGAACGAAGGGGGAAGAGAAAACTCCTCGTTATGTGGAACAGGAGAATATGCCCTGGAGATTAGTGGAAACAAATTGGTTCAGGGGAATGGTGAAACTGTAGCTTTATACTTGGGAGAAAAAATCAACGGCTTGCGTTTTAGGCCATTATCCATCAATTGCCAGAGTGATCCAGTTAGGGAAGCTGGTGATGTTGGATTAATTGTGGACCTGAAGGGCAATTATTATAAAACTGTTTTCACTGGAGTAACGTATACTGCGAATGCAGATCAGACACTGTTTTGTGGAGCCGAGACGCCGACCAAAAGATCGGCAACCAGATTTAGTGAAGAAACAAAAGTTTACAAAGATTTAAGGGCAGTCTGGTCGAAACAAAAAACGGAAATAGACAAAGCCTTTGATGATCTGAAGAAAGCAATGGACGAGACGCAGGGACTTTTCCCGGTTTCTGTGAAGCAGGAGGATGGCAGCAGTATTTTATATCTGTGTGATAAGCCCACTTTGGAAGAATCCCGGGTTGTGATCAAACTGAACCGGGAAGGGTGGGGAATGTCCACGGATGGCGGAAATACCTGGAATGTTGGCGCCCTGGTGGATGGCACTACCATTACGAAAATCCTTGATGCAGTGGGGATTAACGCGAACTGGCTGAAGACTGGACGAATTGAAATCATGGACGATGATGGAAATGTCATTTTTGAAGCTGACATTGACAAGAAGTCTGTTTCTATGAATCCGGATAGCGTCCACATTGGGGACAAGACTATTTCGGAAGTTCTGAGTGATAATAAGAACATGACCATGCTCTTGTCTGATGATTACCAGGGGATCCCGGTCGATTCGGACGGAAACTATAAGACCTTCCCCACTGGGATCACGACCACAGCTACGGTCATGTACGGCTCAAATGACATTTCTAAGGATTGTACCTACACGGTTACCACATCATCAGGTGTGACTGGAAGCTGGGATAAAAATTCCCGGACCTATACAGTGACCGGGCTTACAACGGATAAAGGCTGGGTGACGATCCGCGCCACCTATCTGTCAACTGTCTCGGTGTCTAAGAAATTCAATCTTTCCAAGAGTTATGCTGGAAAAGATGGCGCAGATGGTGATCCAGGGGAAATGTACTATTTGAAAAGCTCCAATACCGTCATAAAGCGTGGGGCTGACGGACTTTTGTATCCGGACAGTATTACTTTTTCCGGATATAGAAGCGGGACTGGTGGAAGGCCGCCTTATGCAGGGCGCTTTGTGATAGAGGAGACGGCAGACGGGAACACCTGGAAAACAGTCTACACATCATCCACAGACGAGGCAGAGGTAACCCATCTGCTGTATTCGGCTATCGCTGCCCTAAATGGAAAGCTGCTGACTACAAGGAGTGGGAAGTTCCTGGCAGTGCCAAGGGATTTTGTGGAGCTGAGAGTATCTCTGTATGCTGCAGGCGGCACCACCCAGCTGATTGACAGGCTGAGCATTCCCCTGGTGGTAGATATGGCAGCTTTGACGCATGAGGATATTTTTAACCTGCTTACAGACGATGGCAGGATCAAAGGTATCTATAAGGAAGGCAACCAGTTATACATCAATGCAACCTATATCAGATCGTTGCATGTAACCGGTGACCAGGTGGATGCTAAGAAGCTGAAGGTTGTGAACAAGGATGGATCCGTTACCCTGTATATTGATGAGGATGGAAATGTGGAGATGAAGGTCAGCAGCTTTTCCATCCAGGGAAAAACAGTTGATGATATCGCTTCCACTGTTGCTACTTCAATAGCGGAAAAAAAGGCAAGCAATGCAGTCAAGGGACAGACACAGGAGGATATTTTTAACAAGCTGAGTAAAAACGGTACGATCAAGAGCGTTACCATGGTAAATGGGGAGCTTTACATATCCTTTGATTTCGCCCAGGGCGGTACCTTGAAGCTTGGCGGTGCTAATAATGGAAACGGCCTGCTGTCTATCCTGGATGCATCCGGGAACGAAATCGGATACATTAACAACACAGGTGTACATTTTAACCAAGGTGAGTTTTCCGGGACTGTAACTGCCGGAACTGGCGCAATTGCCGGCTGGAAGATCATTTCCGATTATTTAGAGTCAGATGACGGCAGCATCCGTCTTTATAAGGATGGCCGGATCGTATTCGGCGGAGATGCCGTGTTATCTGCTAACGGGCGGACTCCGATGGTGAAGTATGGGTTAAGTATATATACCCAAAGAAGAACTACGAAAGCTGACGATGGAACAGAATTTTATGACGGATCCGGGGAACTTAATATATATGGTTTGGGTTCTACCTCTTCTGCAAATACCCTGGCATTAAATATGAATAACTATTCCGTTGGTTATGTGGCCAGCTCATCTATGCGCTATAAGACCATTGGAAAAACGGTTCAAGAGGAAGAGTTAGAAGAACTTTACCGGATTAAGGTTATCTGGGCGAAATACAAGGATGATTATCTGTCTGAGCATGATGAGCGCTATGGTAAAGAAATGCCAATGTTCCTGGCAGAGGACATTGACCGCAGATTTCCATTAGCTGTTGACCATAATGAAAAAGGCAAAGCTGAAAACTGGAATTACCGTATTATGATCCCCTGCATGTTTGCCATGCTGAAAAACGACCATGAGAAGGTTCTGGCATTGCAGTCAGATAATCAGATATTACTTTCTAAAATTAATGCTTTATCAGCAGAGGTAGAGCAGTTAAAAGAACTTATCAACAATATTTCACGAAAGGAATGAAAAAAATGAGTGTAAAAACAGTACAGGCTATTGTGAATGGCCAGACAGTGAATTTAAGCTATAACAGTTCCACTGGAAGATATGAGGCTACTATTACAGCACCTGGTAAGTCAAGCTACTCTCAGTCCGGACATTATTACGGTGTGACAGTCAGGGCTACAGATGATGCAAACAATACTGCTACGGTGGATGCCAGTCATTCCACCTTGGGAGGTTCCCTGCAGTTAAGGGTTAAGGAAAGAGTTGCGCCAGTTATTGCAATTACCTATCCTACAGCCAGTGCACTGATTACAAATAATAAACCAGGCATCACCTGGACCGTGACTGATGACGATTCCGGTGTAAATCCGTCAACTATTGGCGTTACCATTGATTCTGGAAGCAAGATCACAGGGGATAGTATTTCTAAGACTGCAATTTCCGGCGGCTATAAATGTACTTATACCCCTGGTACGGCACTTGCCGATGGTAGTCATACGATCAAGATTGATGCATCTGATTATGATGGAAATGCTGCTTCCCAGAAGAGTGTGACCTTTAAGATCGATACTGTACCGCCGACACTTTCTGTTACATCTCCGGTAGATGGATTTGTAACAAATCAGGCAGCTTGTAACGTTCAGGGTACTACCAATGATCTTACCTCCAGCCCGGTATCTGTTACAGTTAAGCTTAACAACGGCAATGCAGAGGCGGCAACTGTTGCTTCCAATGGTTCCTGGTCTAAGGTTGTAACATTGGTTGAAGGCTCCAATACTATTACTATTGTAGCTACAGACAGTGCCGGAAAGAGTACCACTGTGACCAGAACAGTGAAACTGGATACTAAGGCACCGGCAATTAAGGCTGTAACTATGACACCGAATCCGGTTGATGCTGGAAAAACCTTCGTAATCTCTGTTGAGGTTACCGACTGATAAGGTGGTGGAAGCATGGTAGTAATGCTTAAAGGAACTATCAACGGGCAGGATATCACGCTTACAAGAGCACAGGGGGACAGATGGGAAGCCATCGTCCCCGCAAGCCTTGACGGTGCTTTTGTGGTAGATCTGACAGCCATTGATGAAGCTGGAAATGTAGGATATACAGCAAAATATATCATTACAATAGATCTGGCATCTTTATGTGTACATATTGAGCCATGTCCATATTATGAGGAACTGTTGGAACCTGAATACTATGTAGAACTGATGGGAGGTTGTGGGTGTAATGACTGTACCGTTTGAGCTTGGAGAACAGAAGCATGTGAGATTGCGAGTCTGCTCTTGTAAAAATGAAAATTTTCTGATCACGGCAGCCTCCTATGAGCTGTATTACCGGGGTGCGAAGGAGCCAGAGGATACCGGACATTCGGAAATCCAGGAACACATTCTGGACACCCTCATACAGCCCAAAAAGAAAGGCATGTACAAGCTTCTGGTCATGTATGAAATACTGGACGAAAAGTTGATTGCAGAAGTAGAAGTGGCGGTGAAGTGATATGGCAAACATATTAATCAGCGATGTGAGGATGACACCGAACCCCGTTAATGCAGGGGCAAGCTTTGTCCTTTCGGTGAAGATCATTGACAAAGTATACGCATTGGTCACCAAAGATGGCAAGTACCTGATGACAAAGAATAATAAAGTAATTGAAAAAATTCCAAGAAAGGATTGAAGAAAAATGTCTGAATCTATACAAAGTACACTAATATCAGCTCTCCCAGCAGCTACCAAAGTATCGGATACGGATATCGTGGTATTGGAGAACGGCTCTACAACCCAGAAGATTACTATAGCGCAGTTGAAAGAGGCGCTAGGGATTAATGCACTAAACACGAATTGTATTGGTTCACATACAGCATATGTAGCATTTACATTATTAGGTGATTATTGGTGGGTTAGCTCTCCAATCCCGTGTTTTTGTGCAAATAAACGGAATATTACATTCGGTTCAAATATTAAAAATAAAACAGATAATGTAAATAGTGAAATTAGTCAAAGTTTGTTTGAAATAAGAAAATATAATGATTCATTTTATGTTTTAACTAATGACCAATCGGTTGCCGGATATATTTTTGGTTCATTGCACCCTAATCGAGTGTGGGAATTTCTTTATAATGTTAGCTGATAAATTATTCAGCAAGATTGGTGCCATCTATAAAGATGCAAAATATAACAGTTTTCTTTTTTGCAAATAGTGGAAACATCCATTGCTTTTTATCTGCGATGAGAATTGCTTAATGTCAAGAAATAGTTCCGCTAATTGATACTAAATATGTTCTTCCATTTTCTATTGAGGAATTAGCGTCAACATTTAAAACAACTCTCCAATGATTGAGTAATTCGCCACAACTAGACACTGTAGCGTTGTACCATGAGTTAATGTTAAACACTTTTGCCGATGTTATATTAAGTTTATGTGCTTTATAGTGTTTTGGAATAATAATTGCAAATCCCATTCCGTATACCATGAATCCTGGAACCCATTGGTCTTTAAAAGTGCCCTGACCAGTTGCCATTAAATTCGTGTTTTGCTG